TAGGTATAGTTAAATTTACGGTTGCCATTAATCAATCCCCCCTATGCTAAGTGATACATAGCAGTACAGATTGCTTCAGGGCGAAGAATCTTTCTGCCATACAAATGCATACCACGAACAATATCAGCAAAAGAATCAGGGTCTCTATAAGTCTCTGTCTTGTTGATTTGCTCGGCAGTAGCTATTGATGAAGAGTGACCAGCCACAATAACACCAAAGTTAGTGGAACTATTAGTACCTGTAGTAGAAGGTCCTGTTCCTAAACTTGGAAGATTATTGGATTGATACACTTTAAAACCATGTAGGTTATTCATTACTAAACCATTCTGAAGTCCAGTTCCACCCCAATCAGATTGGAATAATCTTGAATCTTCGTCTTTTAGTACCTCAATAAATACAGGGTCTAATACTAACCATCTACCGTTAGTGTCAACATTCTGTTGGTCCATTAGTCTAGACATTCTAGCTATTAGAGTCAATGGGAATGTATCACCTGCGGCAGGTGTTGCATCAGTTGCACCCGGCATTCTTGGCTGAATAGTAACAGCATCTGCTGCTGTACCACCAAAGTCTGCGGCATCAATTTGCATAGAGTCTAATAGTTCATCAGTACCAGCAGTTGAAACAGCAACAGTACCATTAGTAGTAGTGTTAGCTGTATCAGCATTAGTATGCAATGTAGACTGCTTATATCCTGACATATAACCAAGAACGTCTTGGTCAAATTGGTCAGCTAATCTATAAGCTGCTCTATTAGAAGCAAGTTCCTGAAAGTTCACATGAGAGTGAGCTTCCTCGATATCATCCACTTTAAAGGCAAAGTAGTTAGCTTTGTCAATAGTAAGTGAAAACTCTTCATCGTCAAGGTCTTGAGGAGTTATTGTAGTTCCTCTTGAATAAGCCTTAACAGTTATTTCTGGTTCTTTGATAACCTTAACGGAATCGCCCATATTCGCAATTTCACCAAAATAATCGTTATTAGTGATTGCATCAACAACAGAACCCTTACGAAACGCAAGTTGTACCTGTTTGCTGTAAATAATAGGACTAAAATTACCGTTTGGTAAGTTACCATAACCAGCAGCAGTTCCAAATGCCATTTTATCTCTCCTTTGGAATAGTTTGGTTAAGTTTTAATTTTAGTCTTTTACTTCAATAAGGACCATTCATGCGTTGAGGTTGTACGTAGGATAGCGATTCCTTTGTAGGCTCACATAACTGGGTAATCTCTGAAGTTGGATAGTAAAGGTAACATAAGTATCCAAATATGGGGTTATGTTACACTTCTAGTTACATATAGTTATATACATAAATAACTATTTGTCAACATTCTTTTTATTATTTTCTTTAGGTACTTCAATAAAACTGAAGTTTACACTAAAAGACCTACGTTCTCCTTTTGTTTTAAACGGATATACGCAGTGAAATAGTTCTGCAGGGAACACATAAAAGTCTCCTACTTGTGGTTTAACCATAAAGTTTGTATTACTATAACCTGATGGTGTACCATGAGCAAACTGTATATGCCCATTAGCAGGATGATGGTCTTTATAATCCTCTTCCCATTCTTTCTCAATACCATTAGGTAAACCTAAATAACCTACACAAGATAAACGAGCACCTGTATGTATATGTAATGGATTATACTCATTCTCAAATTGACGTACAAACCATCCTGATGCTATTTGAATACCATAATTATATTTCTCTGTGTTTAATGAATTAGCACCAAAAGAGTTTCTATGTTCTGCATAAGCACTAAATCTTCCTATAAACTGCGATACTTCTTTTAACCATAGAGATTCTATTTCTTTACTAAATCTTAACTCTGCTTTAACTTTACCAACTAATTGGTCTGACCAATCATCTAGCTCCATTTTCATTAGAGTATTCATTTTCTTAACAAAGTCAGGTGTTAATTTCTTATATCCCATAACAGGACCAAAGGGTGCTACATATTCTTCATCTTTTTTAGGTATATATAGTTTTGCTTTTTGTGTCATTATCTACTCCTATCTAGCTGAACCAGATACATCATAGACAAAGTTGCCTGACCTTATAGCTTCCATTATTGTGTCAGCTTGTTTTTCATACTGTTGAGTAGACATCTTTTGAACTTGAGACTCAAGAATCTTTTTACCTGCTTCTGTAGCATCAACTTTGGTTCTAGTAGTTTTTGTACCAACTTCCGATGCAGCACCTTTATCATTCTTTGTCTTAGCTGTCTTACTAATGCTTCTGTCTGCTTTGTACAAGTCAATGGCTCTAGCTGCTGACCTTGCATCATTATCATTTTCATAGAGTGCATCTTGTACCCATTTTGGTTGGTCATCTGCCCATTCGTGGAAATCATCACTATCCCTTATATCATTAAAATCAGGATGAAACTTTAACAATTCAACTTCAGCTTTTTCTTTTTTAGCTGATACATTCATTTCATCTATTTTCTTTATTCTATCTTCTAGCTCTAAAGATTGCTCTCTAGCTTTTTTCATAGCTATTGTTTCTACAATCTTTGCCACATCAGGATATTCTGTTGCCCATGCTTCTATATCCTCATCAGACTTAGGCAACTTCATTTCTTTCTTAGTTGCTTTAGCTAGTTGCTCTTTCATGTCATCTAGTTGTTTTTGAAACTGTTTTTCTTTTTCTTGCGTATGTCTTCTTAAATCTCCATATCGCTTTTTAAAAGTTTTCTCTTCAGCAGAAGTCGGTTCTGCTTCATTCGTATCTTCCTCTTTGACAATCTCAGTTTCACCTTTTTGCTCTTTAACGAGCCTTTCAAGTTCTTCTTCATCTTTCTTTATCCTCTCTTCTTGAGAATAAGGTCTATTCATAAACATTTCTTTTTTAGGTGTATTATCTTCTGCCATTACTTTTTCTTGTGCTTGTTCAGCCATTTTCTTCTCCTTGGGGGGTTATCGTAGCCATTATATTGGGGGATAAGTAGCCGTATTATATCATATTATAATTGTATTGTCAAATTTTTATGTCCATCCTCCCATGCCATTGTCACTATAATCACTTGAAGAATCATCTAATCCTCCGCCGCCATTGTTGTCATTGTTATCATTACTCGGAGGAGGTGGTGGTGGAGGGGGAGGAGGTGCAGGTCTGCTAGGTGGTGGTGCAGGAGGTTTAGCTGATGGAGGTTCAGGTGCATTTATAGGATTGCCTTTACTATCTGTCACATTAGTTGTTGTACCATCGCTATGTGTATATGAACCATTTTCATTTATACTATATGTAGTTCCGTTAGAATTTTGCCCTATGCCTATTGAACCACCATTGGCTGCTATATCACCTTGAGCATCATTATTAAATCCAAGGTTATTTAAATCAGGAGTAACTCCGAAGTCATCAACAGAAATAGAACCTTTAACTGTATCTAGCATTTGTTTGTTAGCTGTTGTAACTAAACTTTGTTTGGCTACATCCTTTACAAAACCCCACAGATTTTGTGCCCTTTTTTCTTTTTCTGCTCTTTCAGAAGGAGACATGTAAGTCATATCTACTTCAGTTTTACCAAAATTACGGATTGAGTCTACTATTCCTTTTGCTTTTTCCGTAAAACTTTTACTATCTTTCTCATTAAATGAAAACGAAGAATATGGTTTTCCTACACTAGCATTAAATACATCATTAGCAAAATCCATAGCAACTCGACCTTGACGAGCTAATTCAGTTTTTGCTTCTTGCGACCAATTATTAATATTAGATACACCTAATAATCCGTATTGCTTTTGTATGTCTAATGCTGCTTGATGGAATGCTGTAGATTTTATTTTACCTAGCTCTGCTGTATATATAGGTCCTTCAGCAGATTTACCACCAGTAGCTTTACCAAGTTGTAATCCAATACCCGAAGCTGCTAAACTAAAAGGACTGCTCGTTAAAACACCAAACATACTAAGTTGTGATTTACTAAAATCATTAAACACATCTCTTAAATCATCATCTAAAGAAAATCTATCTACAGAAGAATAATCTATGCCACCTGATTTCACTCCACTAGAACTATCACTTTGATTATCATCATAAGTCATGCTAGTAATAGAATCAATTTCTTGTTTTACATCATCGGCACTTTTCTCAACTTCTGCTAACTTAGATGTAAATTTACCTGTATATCTTGAGCCTAAATCTTTAGGTGCTACATCTAAAAAACTAGATGGCATTTTTACTTCAGTAGTCTTTTTTTTTAAGAAATCAGATGTTTTAGGTATATTAGTAACCATACCTCTAATAGGTACATTTTGTTGTCTTACATTTAATGGTTTCTGTTGAATCATAGTTCTTTGTTGAGGTATAGGATTTACAACAGAATCATTTTTATTTAGGTCTGTATTTTCTGTGGTAGGTGTAGTGCCGCCTTCAGCCATTGATACTACCCCACCTTGGTTAAAATTTGATTGGGTGTCCTCTTCATCAATATCAAGGTCATCCATAGTGAAAGGCATATCATCAGGAAGAGTAGCTTCTTCAGAGTTACCCATTTGACCCATGTCTTCCATTCTCTTTAAACCTGCTTTAGCTTCTTGTCTCATCATCATTAGTTTTTCTAATCCTATGAAACGTACTACGTCAGCAGGAAATACGAACTCTCCTTCACTTAGTTGTGCAGGGATATCATCTCTTACTTCTTCTTTAGTTGAACCTATAGGAACATCATTACCTGATATAGGGTCTACCGAACCACCCTCGTCTTTGAGACCACCCTCTTCAAACATTTCCATTTGTTTAGCCATAGAGCCACCTTTATTAAATTCTTTTGAAGTAACCAACGCTTCAAGTTCAGAACCTTTTTTTAATCTTTTATTCATTATATCTTCAGGGGTATAACCTCTACGATATAATTCAGTCATAAGCTCATCTCTAGGTAGATTAGCTAACTGCGTATCAGGAACTCCAACTTGAGTTTGCTTCTCTTCTTTTACTATATCTTTATTGATTATATCAGGTTTTGCTTTAGGCATCTGTGCCTTTGTCAAATCCTTATCATTTTTTTTCTTTGCCATTTACTTCTTCCCTTAACAATTTAAGTCGTTTGAGAATAGCCACTGCTCCTTGTGACCTATGTACAAGAACAATATCATCTGTTTGCTCTAGTATCTTATGTTGATTAGCTATTAATGAATCAAGATAATCATTGAAGTGGGTTAGGAGTTGGGGGTTGTTCACTAGCGGCTTGATTTGCTGCAGCACCTGCTTGTCCGTCATTTCCTGTAAATCCTTGTTCTCCCGGAATTGGAGCTTGTCCAGTTCCTATTGTTCCACCACCTGAACCTGTTGGGTCTAGTGGATTAGCACCTGCGGGTGGTTGTCCTTGAGGTGGTGCTCCCCCTGCTTGAGGAGGTCCTTGAAAGCCTTTAAGCATTTCAGCTTGTAGCATAGCTTCATCCATATTATTAGTAACTTTGTCAGGGTCTAAATCCATAGATTTTGCAATCTCTCTAATTATATAGTTAAACTTAGCAAAAGGTGCAAGTGCTGGATTCGATGCAGTTTGTAAAAAGGACATTAATCTTTGGCTACGTACTTCATTAGCCATTAGACTTTCTGTTCCACGTGCAACGACTTCTAAATCACCTTTAATACTTTTATCAAAGTTAAACTGCATATTAAATCTAAATAAACCTTCACCTAAAGGTCTAAGTAAATAGTCATCTATATTCTTGACAACAGTTTTAATACTACCACTAGCAGCATTCATAAGCATTGATATACCACTAGCTGTTCTACCTACACCTGATACACCTGTTTGTCCATGAGCAAACGATGGCATACCAGTACTTTCATCGGCTAGTTGTCTAGCTTTATCAAATAGCTGTAAGTTCTCTCCTGATACATTTGGAAACTTAGTACCAAAGATAGCTTGACCCGGAGCACCACCTTGCCTTCTAAATACCTTTCCCGGATAAACAGATAAGTCTTGTCCCGGAACTAAGTTGGTCTCATCAACTTCTATAAGTAGATTGCCTGATAGTACAGCATTATCAACAGCCATTCTCATAAAACCATTCATAAGAGTTTGTGTATCATCCATATTCTCTGCAATACCAACACCAAAGAATGAATACGGATTTAACTCATACGGAGCTGCCATATAAGGTATAGTAGATGGCTC